AGCCGCTGCAACTCTCTTTCACTCCATGGTTTGCCGTGGTTCTTTGCATTTTTCATACTTTCCCTCCGCCTCTACCAGCTCCCGTATATGTTCTATAGGCCCCAGGCGTTGGTATTCTTCCAGCTCACGCTGCATGGCCCGGATCACACAAACCGCCTCTTTTGTCCTTGCTTCCCCGCATACTCCTGGAAAGCTGCATTGGATTCCAAAGATAACAGCGTTTACTTCGATTGGACTCATTCTTTACCCCTTCCCTCAAAATGGCAGATCGTCATCATCCGGCATATACCCGTCGTCCGGCGCAAACATGCCGTCTTTTGCTTCCCTGTTTTCCGCCCCTTTGGGCTTGGCCAGAAATTCCACATCATCGGCCTGAATCTCGGTCACGTAGCGTTTTGTGCCGTCTTTAGCATCGTAACTCCGGGTCCGAAGCTCGCCGCAAACCGCCGCCTGCTGGCCTTTCACGAGATATTTTGCGCAGTTATCCGCCAATCCCCGCCATGCCACGACATTCAGAAAATCCGACTCTTCCCTATTCATCCGCCGTGTCACCGCAACGGTGAACGTTGCCACCGAGATGTCATTCTGCGTTGTTTTCAGCTCCGGCGCCTTGGTCAGCCGCCCGATAATAAATACTTTGTTCATGCTTCTCCCCTCCGTCCTTTCGCCTTTCTCTCCTGTTTTTCCCGTTCCTTCCGTTCCCGCATCGCCGCCAGCTGCTCCAGCTTTTTTTCGATCTCGCCCCGGACAAAGGCCGGCCATTGGGCGTCCGTCCGGCACATACATGCGTTTCGCAGCAGCCGCTCTATTTGCAGCAAATATTCCCTTTCGGTTGGTTCTGGTATGTTCATGCTTTCAGCCTCCAGTTCTTTTCTTTCCCCGGGCTGATCTCCACCCGGAATCCCTTCGTCCGCTCATAAATGCGGCTCCCTGTCGCCTCGTCGATCTGCAAGAGACCGTTCATGTCATATTCGCAGGAAAGGATGGTCTTTTTCCGGGCTGCATACCGGCTGTTCAGCAGCTCAAAGGCCAGGTGAATATCTCCCGTGGTGGGTCGCTTCCCCTTCTCGCCTTTCCAAAAGTCGTCGATATACAACACGTCGCAGCTCTTGAGCTTCCACATCTCCAGCGCGTATTCGTCACTGTTTAAAAGCCCCTTCAGTCGGGCCGCCTCATCCCGCCAAAGCATATACCGGACTTCCTCACCCCGTCTCAAAAGCTCCCCGCACACCGCCGTGCAGATATGCGTCTTTCCGCATCCCACCTGACCGCCCATAAACAGCCAGCCCGATTCGCTGGAGAGATACCGCAGGGCCGTATCCAGCATAATCTGGGCATGGGGCGCCCATCTCTCAAAATTGTCCAGCCGGCATTCCTCTATGGCCGCCGCCAATCCGCTTTTCTGGATGAGCATCCCCGCCCGCCGGGCTTTCATGCAGTCACATTCCCGCAGGACAAAGGTATTCCGCTTGGGAACCGCGATATATCCCCGATTTTTGCACGCCGGGCAGTCTATCCCCTGGCGGTTCCCCTCCTGGGCGTTATACCGCTCTGCCTCCAAAACCGCCTGCTCCCGGCTTTTTTCAGAATACCGCTCGTTCCGCTCCATTTCCGCCTGGTTCCTCCGGTCGATCTCCTGTATAAATGCGCGGCCTTTTTCCCCGTACTCCGCAATAATCGCAGCCCGCAGCTTTTCCACACGGGCCTGCATATACTCAACACCGGATAACATCCTTTAACCCCCAATCTGTTTTTGCGTCTGTACCGTCCGGCTCCGGGGAAGGCGGCCTGTCGTCCGCGTACTTCCCCTCCAGCACCTTGGCCATATTGGCGTCCCGCACCAGCCAGTCAAAGTCCGCCCGCCAGTTTCTCTCATTCCCGCCGTTCAGAAACCGGCTCTCTCCCGCCAGCCGGAACAGCTTCTCAAAATCCTCCAGGGCATATCCCGAGGAATACCTTGCCTTGACCGCTTTTTCTCTGGCGTCCGATACTTTCATGCAGCGGTTCATCTTCGGGCAAAGGTCGTTATACAGATTTACAATCTGCTGGTAGGGGATCGCGCGCCCGCGCGCTTCTTCCTTTCCCTTCTCTTCTTCTTCCTTTTCTTTTTCTTCTTCTTTTCTCTTAGGCATGAGTCCTCCATGAGCATTCACTGAGTCCTCACTGAGTCCTCCATGAGCGCTCACTGAATCTTCCGTGAGTCCTCCGTGAACATTCAGTGAATCACTGGGAGGATCAGGAACATCTGATGGAGACGGACGGTTGATCGTCTGAAACTTCTCCCAGCTTTTCAAGGCGTAATACTCTTTTTCGTCATGAGTGTAAAAGATGACGGACATCGTAGAGGCTATCTCCTGTAGCGTCTTTTTAATGTCGGCCGATCTTATCCCTTCCTCATAAGGAAACAGCATTGACTTTAGATAGCTGGGGTTCGCTTTTCCGCGTCCCTCATCGTCAGCCAGAGAAAAAAGTCCGATAAAGATAAGTTTTGAAAAAGACGAGAGCTTTGAGAAATCCTCGCTGCTCCATATCCCCGGGTCAATCATTCGTTTTCTTGCCATTCATATTCCCCCGTTTTTCCCATTCTTCCATGAGCGCCGCCAGCTCGGCGGGCGTTTTCGTCTCGATCCCCTGTTCCCGGCATTCCCCTATGATAAGCTTGATCAGCCGCGACATCTGCGCCGTGTCATACTCCGAAGAGCCATAGTAGGAGATCACGTTCACGTATCCTTCCAGCTTGCTTTCCCCCAGGCTCTGGGCGATCCATCCCAGGCCGTTATGCTCCCAGTGCCGGATATATGCCTCCACGGCGTCCTTCCTTATGGGGTATATGTAGGCATTGCCTCCGATGTTCTTCACGCTCTCCCGGTAAATCTCTTCTTTGGAAACCCCGGTCTTTTCTGCCAGCCGGTCCATCAGCGCCCAGGCATAGGCGTTGGCGTCCAGGCTCCGCCTCTCCCGGTGTTTGGATATGGCCAGGTCCAGGGCCGGGCAGCCATGCAGCTCGTCATAAATCCGCCGCATGGTCCCCACGGCTTTCCCGGCAATTCGGAAGGACGCCATCGTTTCCCCCTCATAGGTCGTCGTCAGGGTCATACCTTCTGTAAGCACTCTATCCATCCGAATCCCCCTTTTTGTATAGCAGTCTGCTTTCCTCCCAATCCGGGTACTGGCTTTGCAGATACGCCCGGATGCGCCGCCCCATGGCCTCCCGTTCCTCTTTGGTTCCGTTGTCATAGCGGTCATGGCAGTTCCCCGGGCCAAAGCCCGTGCAGAGCGTCACGATATTTTCCGGGATTCCCAGCCCGCCGTGGGCGCGGCTGATATAATGGGCGTTGGGCGCCGTGTTCACGCTGGCCCCGCAAAGCACGCAGCGGCCCTTGTCCCGCTCCCATACTTCCCGCTTCACCCGGGCCGGGATATCGCATGCCTTAGCCCGTTTGTTTTTCCTGTTTTGCATATTCCTTCTTTCCGCAGCTCATGCACATCGTCTTTCCAAACGTCTTTTGGCTGCTCGCCGCGATCTGCTCCGCCGTATGTCCGCCCATTGCCAAAATTCGTTTTCCGCATACCTCGCAGAAAGGCTCGCTGCCGGGCATGGAGGTGTCGGGTTCCCTCCGGGATGCGGCCCCCGGGCGGCCCGCCGGTTTTTCTTCTTCCGGCAGGTCCTCCCCGGCATAGATGTAAAGCCCCAGCCCATGCCGCGCAATCGCCTTTGTCAGGCTCCGCTGAATGGCCTTGTTCACGTCAAAGCTGGTGACGCTTTCCAGGGGAATGCTCCGGTTGCGGTGATCCATCACCGGCAGATATTCAATGCACTCCTGCCCGCCGATGGTTACACCAGTCTTGACCCAGCATGTCCGCCCGTCCGTGTGGTAGCACCATCCCTCCCGGTTTTCATAGATGGTATATGCCGCCTCCGGATACCGCTTTTTTACCTCACCCCAGGCCCACGCCCAGGAAAGATATGTCAGCCCGTTTTTCTTCTCGGTTTTGTCGTTGACGTTGATGGCGCTCAGCGCAGCGAATACGTTCTTTTCTCCGTCCATCAATTCCACCTCAGTTCTTTTTTCAGGTAATAGATTTCCAAAAGATTTTGAAACACGCGGAAATATTTTTCCGTGTCTGTTACAACCCGTTCTTCAAACCCTTCGGTTTCGTCCCTGCCTACCCGCAGGATGCGGCATCGCTTTACTGGGAAGCCGTGTTCCTCTGCCAGCTTTCGATAAGCCGCAAGCTGCACAAAATGTTCGTCATATATGGCTTTGCCCGTCTTGAAGTCCAGCAGTTCCATTTCCCCATCCACTTCGCACAGACAATCCAGCGTTCCTCCAAAGCGCATTTTATCTGATACCAGCGCCCATTCGTTTTTTACTGCGCGTACCTTGTGGCCGCTCGCCCATTCATAGAAGGAGAGAACGGCATTCTCGGCCAAATCCATATTCCCCGGGCTATACATCTGTTCGTCCGGCTTCTCCCCGGTGAAATACCCTTCGATCAGCTTGTGTGCGATTGTCCCAACTTCTGCCGCTTCGTCCCGATATTTTGTGCTGTCAATTCCTTCCATACCCAGGCGGTTTGCCCATGTCACAAGATATGGTTTGCTCAGAAGCCCGGTAATCGTCGTGGCCCCGGGAACCCGTTTCCCATCCGATGTTTTGTATACAATGTGTGCTTTTGCTGTCTTTCTAAGCGAATCTGCCATTCTCTGTTTGCCCCGCTTTCATGATCTTCTTCAAAAGCCGCGTGGCGCTCTCCGACGCGCTCATGGCGCTGTCCACCCTGCTCTCCGGTTCCCGCTCATAGCCCCACTTTTCGCAGTTCACGATGTAGGGCGGGTCTCCTTCATGCGTCATCCTTCTGTTCTCCATTCTGGGCCTTTTCATACCAAAATGCCCGGGCTTTATCCAGCACCTCCTCCAAGTCCATAATTTTCCCTTCCAGCCTGGCAATAATCTTCATCAGTTTTTCTTCGCTCATTTCGCTTTCCTCCATACTGTCACCGGCCTCCCGGTCGTTTTGTCAATCCGTATCCCGCAGGGCTCCACCCGCCCCGCCTTTTTAAGCTCGGTCAGCCGCGGGGCCGCAGCGTTGCGCTCATGAAACCCCAATTTCTTGGCGATCTCCCGCGCCGTCATCTCACGGCCATCCAACACCGCCAAAATCTCTTTCTTGCGCGTTTCCCTGTCCATCGCTTCATAGCTTTCCCGCCGTGTCTGCCGGGGAATGTCCATCATCTTTATTCCCTCCCTCTCTTGTATTGTTTTCGTCGGTGTGATATACTGTATTTGTAGTTTGTAGGGATTGGGCCGCGTCAGCGGCTCTTTCTCTATTTATCGTCTATTGCCGGGTCAAGGCGTATAAGGTATGTCTTTCCGTTCCGCTGGCAGGCCCTAACCGCATTTTTTAAGCCCATTTTTTTATGGCCTCCTGGAGATTAGACGATAAGCCCTTTGTCCCGTTTCCCTCTACAAGCGCACATCCGAGCTGAGAGTCTATGAACTCACGCACAATATCCATGTTTTTTTGAGCCTTGTATTTTCTATCAGGTATGTTTTCGACTGGTATGAGCTTCAATTTCTGTTCCTCCTTCACTTCAATATCTTCATCAGCTTTTCCATGATCCGCTCCGGCAGCTTGTCCGCCAGAAGTGCGATTCCAAAAACGACTGCCGCCGCCGCGGCGATTCCGATGGCTAACGGCATCTCTCTTCCTCCATGAGCATCAGCTCCGCAAGGTCGCATGCAGCAAGGTACTCCTTTTCATGACGGGTTCCAGCATGCACATCCCGCACCCGTTTTTTGAAGGCGGAAAGATCGCTGAACCAGCACCCTGCGCGGACAAAGATGTTTCCGTCCCTATCCGCGAAAAAGTATGTCTTTCGCTTCTCCCTTCCGATACGGTCGACGGCAACATATCTGCCGCAAGATACGCGTCCCCTTTCAAAGCTGCATCGCTCGCCAAAGCTCTTGATCTGCGTATAGTCGCCGCTGGGACAGATCAGCCGCCCCAAATCGTCTCTTTTAAACCCTTCCAGGTCTTTTTCTGTATATACCTTCATCCTATCTCCCCTTCTGCCGTTTTCGCTCCCGCAGATAGGCCGTTCTTCTTCCCTGCACATACCCGGCAATCTCCTGAGCCTTTCTCTTCTTTTTCGCCCCCTGCTTGTCCAGTATCCGGGTTAGAAACGCCGTCTTGCTTAGTTTAATCCGTCCCATAGCCCCAGCCTTTGTCCTTCCCGATACCGTTTTTTCATCTCTTCGATGTCGATCCCGGCATACTGGTAAGCGGCCTTTGTGCTCACGTTGTGGGCGTTCAAAACCTTTAGGCCTTCTTCAACCTGCAGCTTACGGATTTTTGTTTTCAGCCGTGCCAATGTAGAGTTGGCCGCAATATCAAAAAGCTCTCTAAGCTGCACATTTCCGATTTCGTTCGGATAATTGAAATAAATTTGAAGCGCCGTGCGCGTGTCAATGGGTTTTGCTGATCGCATATGAATCCCCTTTCTTTTACTGACTGTCCGTCGCCTGTTTCCCCAGATCCGGCTCAAGGTCAAGCGCTGTACATCCCAGCGCCTCTGCGATTGCCTTCAGCGTCGGAGTTGGCATTATTTTGGTCCCTCTCTCGAGCTGGTAGATATATGAGCTTGTAACCTCGATCCGCCTCGCAAGCTCTGCGCCGGAAATTCCCATTTCTTCCCGTCTCTCCTTGATTCTTTCTCCTAGCGTCATATTATCCTCCTTCCTATGAACGATTCATTTGATAGTGAAAAAGGGATGTCAAGCCCTTTTTCACTATGGTATGATATGGCGTAGCTATATCATGAATTTTGGCCTGTTTCTTCCTCCGTCCCTCTTGTCATTTCGCGTTTTGTAGGATATAATGCAGATAGGGCGGCGGGTTGTTATCCCGCAAACCCCATCTGGCGGTTAGTTCAGTGCCTTGATTGCTTTTTCAAGCGTTTCCTCGGCGCAATCGTTGGCGTACCACACGCCGTCGATTCTTCTTAACGTATTCATTGGCTAACCTCCTTTCTGCCACTCGCCCACCGAGTGGCTTTTTTTCAAGGTAATTGCTTACCTTGGTTATAGTATATCCTACATATGTAGGATTGTCAATATATATTTCTTATTTTTTTAGGATTTTTTGAAAGGATATTTCTATGAATTTTGATAGATTAGACGAATTGCGAAAAAAACATGGTGTTTCCAACTCTTTTCTTTGTGATTTGGTCGGAAGAAAGCGATACTATATAAATGACTGTAGAAATAAAGGGACAGTAATCCCTGACGAATACATAAAAAGATGGGCAGAAGCATTGGGAACCACTCCTGAATATCTCAATGGGGAAACCGATATAAAAGAACAGCCCGCCACCAATGATGACGGGCTTACAGAAGAACAGAGAGAAATCATTGAATTGTTTGACAGGGCTGATCCAGCGGTGCAGCGCGCGGCGTTGGAGTTTCTAAGAGCCATTGAACGTCGCGAGCATAAGCCGGATAACACTTGAGCAGCCTTATAAATTCTTCTCTTTCTTCCCGCGTTATTTTGCCATCGTATGGCTGAACTAATTTTTCATTCGTCGTCCCCCCTTTTTACAATTACTTTACGTCAAAGATATCTTCGACGGTGGTTCCCAATGTGCGGGCTAATCGAATGGCAATATCAACTCGCGGCAGATGTGTCTCGTTTTCTATGTCTCCTATAGTTGCCCGCCCAATATTAGACATCTGCGCAAGCTCTGCTTGCGTAAGATGCTTTGACAATCTGATTTCTTTTAGTCTTATATGCATGGAAATATTTTGCACAGCTTGAGCATATTCCTTTCGACAAAAAATTGCAATAGAACTCCGAAATGTCGGAATTTTATTTTCTGCATTGCTTATGCGAAATATACTAATAATTCCATAACGTTTTGTTGACGCCAACAAGTTGAATCTTTATTGACGGCATTATATACTAAAGGTGTCCTAGGATATTTTAAACAGGCCCTTGCCAGTACGCGCCCCCAAGATCGGGGAACGCCGAGCACAAGGGCCGCATTTTACTAAGGATAATATGGAAAATAATAAGACCGTGACAAACTGTCACGGTTTAAAAACAACCGCTTCGTGATTAAAAGGAGACGCTATGCCCTTCTATAAAATGAACGGAAAACGCGATGGGAAGCAAAAATACCGGGTACGCATCAACTATCTGGACAGCGCCGGAAAGCCGCGCCAGATTGACCGCGTCGCCTATGGCCTGGAAGAGGCAAAGCTCCTGGAGCTTCAGCTCGCAAAGGAGGTCAAGGATGATGCGCCCGCAAAGCGCATGACCCTTCATCAGCTCTTTGATGAATATAGCAAGGCCCGGAAAGGCAGTGTGCGGGAATCCACGCTGGATAAGTCGCAGCGGATTTTGAAATGCCACGTTTTGCCGGAATTGGGGGGCCTGCGGCTCCATAAGCTGACTACCCCGGTTCTCATGCAGTGGAAGATGGGCATGGAACAGAAAGGCCTTGCCATAGCAACCCGGCAGAACGCCTATGCGGAATTTCATATTCTTTTAAATTATGCCTGCCAGATGGAATATCTGCCGAAAAATCCGCTTGATAAGGTTGGAAATTTCCGGGCTTCCGGCGATATAAAAAAGGAGATGGAATATTACACGGCGGACGAGTTCAAAAAATTCATTGCCGCAGCCCGTGAGAACGCGGAAAATGCGGATAGAAACGGCGTTTTAGGCGAATGGGATTACTATGTATTCTTTGCCATTGCTTTCTATACAGGACTGCGCAAAGGCGAAATTCACGGCCTGGAATGGCGGGATATTGATGGGGCATATTTGTCCGTCAAGCGGAGTATCGCCCAAAAGCTCAAGGGAGACGACCGGGAAACCGCGCCGAAAAACAAAAGCTCTATTCGGACGCTGCAAATCCCCGCTCCCCTTCTGCGAATTTTGGACGAGCACAAGGCAAGATGGAAAGCGGTTCCCGGATTTACAGAAACATATAAGGTCTGCGGCGGCACCCGTTCCCTGCGGGACACCACGATAGAGAAGCACAACAGGCGATTTGCCGAGCTGGCAGGGGTCAAGAAAATCCGCATCCATGATTTCCGCCACTCCCACGCTTCCCTCTTAGCAAATGCAGGGATCAATATTCAGGAAGTGGCCCGCCGTCTCGGGCATTCCCGCATAGAAATGACATGGAACACCTACTCCCATCTCTATCCGAAGGAGGAAGAACGGGCCATCAAAGTGCTGAATGAGATCGTTTAAAAATGCTTTTTCGCAAATAAATCGTGTAAAAAACGTGTAAGGCAAAGCAAAAACCCGCTTAAATAGCGGGTTTTTTGGATGTTTGGCGGAGAAGGTGGGAGTTATTTTTAGAATTTCAGACCATTTTGTTGCGTTTTGCAAACATTAAAAATCCGCATAACAAAGGCGTTTATCGTGCATGCGCTATCATATTTGCGCACATTAAAAAAACGATAGTTTGCAAAAAACGTGTAAGAAACGTGTACAGAGTCAAACAAAAAAAGAGCCAGATTAAATCCAGCTCTTTTAAGTATGCAACATTGATTTTTTCGACCTAACAGTATAAAATATTCATTGAAAAAGGTGTACGTTTTCGGACGGCACTGGGGGAGCTACTCTGTGGCTCTCTTTTTGGTTGCCTCTTAGTTATTTGGTTTTTCTAAGTTATTTGGTTTTTCTAAAAATGTATAGCAAAATAGGAAATAAGGAAAACAAATTATTGTTCATCAGAGCTATTCGCATAAGATTCAGCTAGCCCTTTCCATGTTTCCGCCTCGTTCTTTAGACGATCACATTCCTCTTTTAAATTTTCTATTTCTATATCTCTGTCTTTACAACATGTAGAGGGCGGAATTACTTTTCTCAATTTATTTCGAGGATATAAATTATGGTGCGGGTCAAACCAAACAACATAAAACACCCCTTCCGTAAGGACACCGTGAATACCGCCTTTATTTATAGAAATACGAATTTGCCACATATCTTCCATTGATATATTGTGTGGTATTCTGCAGGGAGGAATAACACCTTTATGACGGTGAATCCTTAGCGTTGAATTTTTTCCACTATATGCCCCCGCCAATATATCTCTTTCTCTTATATCTGATACTTTTTGTATTGTCTCAAATAGATCAGAGGCCCAGTTCGCGCAGGTTCCATCTAAATTAAAATACTCGTTTCGATCAATAGGCGCAAATGAAAACAGTATTTTACGATTTTCATCATCGCTAAACTGTCCCGGCAATTTTATTCTCGAATTTTCAGAAATTATCTCTGCAGAAGGAATCATTATTTCATCAGCTTCCTATAAAAATATTTCATATCATCTTCAGAAATCTCTTGTGAACAACTTTCCCAAGGCTCCCGGTCTCCTCTTGCCTTGATCCACGGATCTTCCCTGTGATTAAGGCTCTCAAGCTGATTTCCGGTCAGGCTTCCATACGCATCATAAACTTCCTTAGCAAAGCTCAAAAATTCCTCTGGAATATCTCTGGTTTCTTCTAGTTTGGGTATATTTTCATAACCATATTCTTTATATTTTTGATATAAAGCCGGATTTACCGCGCCATGAACCCATGCTTGAAATTGCTCTGGTATTATATTTGTATCATATATCGCGAGATACCAAGCTTTTGCATAATAGCATAATTTTTGAAGCTTTTTATTTGTCATTGCAGATATAGATAAAAAAGCATTCGCTAAAGAAAAAATATTGTATGTTTTTCTCCCCTCGGCGATACCAAATTGTAATGTTTTTTCCTTTTGGTTACTGCTTATTGATGCAGAAAAATTTATAGTTGTATTCATTATTCGTTTAATCCTTTCACATAAATTTCTTTCGCGCCAACGTATTCTTTATCCACTGTTATTTTTAATGTATACAATCCCGAAGTTTTAAAATTAACATTTTGCCAATTCATAGCTATATTTAACCCTTTATGCTCAGCGGGCAAATTAGTTGTATTTTCAAGTTTAGGGGATTTACCACATACAACAACAAGTTTTTCATCCTCAGGACTACAAAACTCTATTAAAATATCATGTTCAACATTTGAATCAATTCCTAAAATTATCGCTATTACAGAAAAAGAAAATAATCCCGGTATATAATTCGGCGTTAAAGAAGAAAATATATGTTCAGCTTTCACCCCTTCTCCTTCAACATTGATTGCATTCCCACAAAATATAATATTTGAAATTTTCAAAACAATTCCCCCTCCCTAAATCTCATTAACAACAAACAATCATAATTCTTTATTTATATATACCCCAAAACCATGTCCCCATGGTACTGCTTTTTAAAAAATTCACCTTTTATTATAACCATGGTTACATTTTATATTTCGCCACTTTTTTAGCTTATTCCTTCTTTTGAATTAGCATTTACTTATTTGGATTTTATATATAAAAAAGAGGGGCTTCATAGCCCCTCTTTTTCCATCTTGTCGTCCAGCGTATCAATGCGGTGGGTATTGCTCTTGGCCCGATCCTCCACCGCCTGCATCCGCTCCACCAGATTGTTGTGCTTCTCTACCTTTTTCTCCAGTTGCTGCAAGCGGAAATTGGTCAGCCGGGCGGATGCCAAGATTCCGCCCAGCGAACCCGCCATAGACCCCGCCAGCGCCAGCAGCGCCGCGAACACCTCGCTGCTCATCCCCTACTCCTTCGGCTTTTCATACGTCAATGCCTGTTCGCTGTCCCCCACGCCTTTCGTGGTCGGGTCGGTGAGCACACCGATGAAGGACAGCACCGCCATTACCACCGTGCCGATCAGATAGGGGTTGCCAAAGAAGGCCGCAAACACCTCCCCTATGCTGCTCCAGGTGGTCAAATCCTCAAAGCCCAGCCCCAGATACGCCAGGATCGGCGACGCAATCACGCCCACTAGCCCGATCCAAAACTGCGGGCTTTTTACCCGTACTTTCCAGTTGATTTTCATTGTTTTTCCTCCTTTTATCCTTTTACCCAAGGGGCACAAGCCACTTGCCGCCCAACGCGTCAATGGTATTCTCCCCAGCCTTGCCGTCCACGGTCAGCCCTGCCGCCTTCTGGAAGCTCTTAACCGCGCTCTCGGTGTTCTTCCCGAACTCGCCGTCCGCTCCCGTGCCGCCGCAGGAATACCCTTTAGCAATCAGCGCGCTTTGCAGATTCTTCACATCCGCCCCCTTCATTAAAGGGCTGGTTTTCCTGAGGATCCGGCTCACACTCCATGTTGTCCCGACAGCTTTCCATTCGCCGCCCAGGGCCTGGGTTGTCTTTTCCCCCACAATCCCGTCCGCCGTCAGTCCCGCGTCTTTCTGAAAGGCCGTGACTGCGGCTTCCGTGTTGCTGCCATATTCCCCATCGGCTCCGGTATTCCCGCAGGAATAACCCTTCGCAATCAGCGCAGCCTGCACATCTTTCACGTCCTCTCCTGTCATGAGGGGACTGGTCTTTTTCAGCAAACGCCCTACGGTGAAGGAAGGAGAGATGCCGCCGGTTACCTTCGTCAGATCGCTCCGGTTGCTGATATATCCGTCCTTCCCGTCATAGTCGATCCTGTACCAGCCCGATGCACTCACGCCCTCCAAAAGAAAACTGTCCCCTTTGTGGGCCACACCCAAAATCGCCGTTTCCGTGTTGTCCCCGGCCCGCACGTTCACCGAGCCACCCAGAACCTCCACCATGCCATCCTCCGGGGAAGCTCCTTCAATCTCTTCTTTAAAGATGGAGGGCCGCCCATAGGCGTTCCAATAGCCGCTCCCGCTGGCATTCAGGTTCCGCTTCACCACGCCGTCATCCCGCCCCTTGGCTTCGATGACATTCAGACTCTCATCCACGATATATCCGATGTGATAGGCTTTTCCCTTATCCTTGCCCGTCTGATATACCCGGAACACCCAGTCGCCTTTTGTTAGTTCACTCCGGGACAGCGCCGCGCATTTCCCCTTCAGGCCGTTGGCCGTCGTGTCCCCCGGAATCCATTTCTTTACGTTATACAAATAGTAGGTGGCCAGTCCGCCGCAGTCAAAAGCCCGCAGCTTCTCTCCATAGCCCGCTTTCACCTGCTTTTTCCAAAAGGCGATGGCCCGGTTGGCGTTGTCCGTGCTGGTTTCCCGCTCCCGTATCCACGCTTCCGAAATCGTCGTGTGATCCTGCCCCTGGCCGCCCCACACATAGATGCTGTGGTTGGCCGCCTGTTCTTCCAGATACGCGATAAAGTCATTCAGTTGTCCCATCTTCTTTTCCTCCTATAATCTCCTGCTTTTCCTCCTCGGTGATCCACCCTTTTGTCACGGCATTTTCCAGTTGTTCTATTCCAATAGACTTATCGCGATACAATCGGTTCAGCGTCTCAAACATCTTTCTCACCCTCCCAGTGCGGAAATGACCAGCATGTCCACCGTCTCCCGCAATATCTCCAGCTCGCTCCTGCCCGGGGCCGGGGCCGCCGGTTTCTCCGCCTCCGGAATCTCCTCCAGGGCCTCCCCCGTCCAGCGGTAGTTCGCCCGCCCGTATTCGTCCCGGATATCCTTTGCCAGATAGCGGCTCTGGGCATGGGCATATTTGTCCCCGTTTCCCTCGCCGATCAGCACCGCCCCTTCTCCCGGCTCCTCAAAGGCGTCCGAATAAATCCGCGTCACCTCTCCCGCCGGGTTTATCTGCGCATATACCTTCCATCCCTTTTCTTCCATATTATGAATATACCTCCGCATCCAATGTCAGCCCCCAAAACTGCACTACGCACGGCCGGTTGCTTGTCACTCCCGGCGCTGTCGTCGTCAAATACAATGTATCCCCCGACGACTGCGACGCCGATATCCCCACCGTCCGCTCATAGATCACGTCGCTGTCCACCGGCCGCACCGTCATGTCGTTCACATTCCCGCCGATGGTCGGCACGCTCCGCATGGGCACCGGCGGCATATATGTGA